ATTTTGATTAACTCCTCATCGAATATAGATTCGTCTGGGAGTTCATCAAAAGTAAAGGGAACACCACTTATAAAGTACATAAGCACTATTTGTTTACCTTCATTGTACCATACATATCTGGCATCAATTCGGTATTTCATAAGTAGTTCTCTACTTTTGAATATTTAGGGCATTAAAACCCTAAATAGGCGAGGCGGGACTCGAACCCGCATGGGCGCAATGCCCGTCAGATTTTAAGTCTGAGATGTCTAACCAATTTCATCACTCGCCCGTTTTCATTTTGGTAGGACTGGAGGGAATCGAACACTCTTCACACCGTTATAAGCAGTGGGCCTTATCCAATAGGCGACAGTCCCTTGAAAGGCACTTAACAATTATAAGGCATAAACCTCAGATTGTCAAGTGCTTGTATCAGTCCATTTGGTAAGTTGGTGGATGATACTTAAGATACTCTTGGAAGGTCATTTTCATTTCCTTCTGAGTCATACCGCAGTGCTTTGCTGCTGCGGGTACAGTCATTTTAGCACGAAATAGTGCTTCGTTTGCTTCTTTGACATTTTCTGGTGTTGTCTTCACTCTTTGTTCTATTAGAGACTGATAGTCAATTTTGATTAAATTCATGAAAACCCTACAGACCAAAAATTTACCGGGATTTTTTTCCGCCCCAAAATGGAATTAAAAGTCGATTTTCCCTCAGAGTGGACTTGCATAAGCAAGAGTGTCTTCTCCCAGTGTGGCACGAACAAATTTTAGCACATTCATAAACTCTTCGGTGGTTTCGCAGACCACTTCCTTTTCTGACCCCTCACTGGAATAGATGTACACAGTGCGCTTGGTGGGGTCCACCACGCATCGAGTCAGATACTCATCAGACATTTGGTCTCGTTCGTTGATTACCTGACTATCATATCACGGTGGGCAGGAAGTGTCAACTCTCACCCCACCCCCTTTGCAACTCCAAAAATTACTTGGATACCATATTTCTGGTTCTTGGATATTTAACTCCTGCGGTTTCTGGATTTCTATTTTTAAATAGAATTCTTGGAAATGCTGACCCTTCTTGGGGTCTTTTTTGTTTAAAATAAAGATATCTATTATTTCCATTACCAAATCCTTCATACGGAAATGCGTTTGGATTTGATCCTGGATCTCCAACATCACCTTCAATAGAAGATTCTATTAAATATTGAAGAGCGTCTTCTTGGTTTAAATTTGGCTCTTGCTCAGCTAAACATGCAATAACTCCGGTAACTTGTGGAGTGGACATACTTGTTCCACTAATGGATCCTAAATAATAAGTGTTATTTCTTGGATCTTGTATTAAAGGACCATAAAATCCTTCTCCAATGGCACTAGAAAAATCAAAAACAGAAGAAATAATATCACTACCAGGCGCCCAAATATCTACTAATGGACCCCAATTACTAAAATCAGACTTATACTCAGAAACTTTAGATCCAATCGAACCTACACAAATACATGCAGCACCTGGACTTGAACCTCTCGATGTAAAATACTTAAAACCGGGAAAATTATTACTTTCCCAATAATTATTATAATCTATTCCTCCCGGAACATCGGACATCCAATAACTATTAGTAGCAGCTCCAATATATATTATTCCTTCATCAATTCCATCACGAATATCTAAATCTATAGAAGAAAATCTAAAAGGTGGTCTAAAAAGTCTTGTATTAAGTGGAACAGGTATGCCTCTTTCTTCAAGAAAGGATTTTCTTTGAGCGTCAGTTCCTGTAACAGAACTAAGTGTTCCTCTATAAAATACTCGGGGAATATTAGATAAAGATTCCCCATTATTATAGGAAAATCCCCAACTGTGATTGGTAATTGTTGGATTTCTTCTACCAGTTTCTGGATTGATTGGCTTATTTAAATGAAAATATCTAATATAATCCCATAGTTTTGTTTCAAAATCAGCAACTCCGGATATATTAGAGTCCCATGATATATTGTATATATTAGCATCTCTTGCGTATCCTTGAGTGTTTCCGCAAGCAGTACCTGCAACGTGTGTTCCGTGATTTTTATTTGGCGGAGCACCTGAAGTTGCATATGGATAATTTGGAGATGTAGTATATCCTAATGCAGAACTATATTGCCACCAATTAAATTGATTAACTCTGCTACCACCAGTTCCATCTGAATTTACAGCAAATTCTGGATGATTTGGATTGATAAGTTCATCAACTAATATAACATCAACATTTTTTCCTGATGAAGTTGTTTTGATATTTCTATTTGATATTTGAGTAACTACATCACTACCCCAATTTGCAACTGTTTCTCCTTTAATTGTTCTATAAAGACCCCAATTTTTATCAGTAGATTGTAAAGTACCAGTAGTTTTCTCAAAATTTGCAGTTTGCTCCCATGTAGAAGAAGCAGAAGCTCCAAGATCAACTGGTCTAAGTTCACATGCAATAACTCTAGGATCATTTGCAACATTGGCAGCTTCTTCTTTAGTCAACATGTAATGAGTGTTTCGACTAATTGGTCGTCTATGCACTAATTCAACTTCTCTATCAGGAATATAAAGATTCCCTCCAGGAGTCTCCATGTCATCATATAAACTATCTAAATCATTTTTATTTTTACATGAAACAATATACTCTTTTAACTCTGACATTTTATGCTTCCAGTTGTAATACGGTTAAAGTTACTGTAATATTAGATGTTGTAGATCCATTATTAACAACTTTTGCATAAATGTTTGTTTCTGGTGTTACCTCATTATTCCAACCAATTACACCTGGGGAAAATATAAAGGTACTATTACCAGAAGTTGTTGTCAGAACTTCTGCAATTACACCAGAACCTGGACTCGGATCTGTTGAAGAAGATCTACTTGCATCTGCAGTTCTTGAACTTGTGTCTGTGTAAATAGTTACCCAAGCAGCATTGGAAATTTCTACCTTTTGCAAAACATAAGATTTATATCCGGATATAGCTACATTTGCACTTGATCCTGCAGTAATTGGTCCAGTCGATGCAGACACTGTTGTTCTTGAAGGAATAGAACTACCTCCTCCAGCAGCAATAAAATCGCTTAAATTACTCATTTAAATAATCTCCTTTTGTGTATTTATTTTATTGCCCAACCAAAAGCAGATCCAGTATAGACAAGATCCAGTGAAGAATAGTCACTATCTAAAACTAAATCCTCATCCAAACCTTGAATTAAGAACCCAATAGGTCTAGCGACCCTATTAAGTGAATTTTTACTAATAATTCCAAATCTTGTTCCAATGGGAGGAGTTGTTACATTAGTCAAATTTAAAATACTTGAAACTCCTTCTAAAATATAAAGAGTATTATTGTCACTTGCTGTAGGAGAGACACTACCTGCAGAGGGAACACTAACTACGGTACTATAACCAACTTTCTGATTGAGATTTATAGTGCTTCCATCACCTATAGCACTATAAATCTCAGTAAAATTGGAATTAATCTTAACACCACCCTGAAGTAAACTATCAGAGGATCCCACAGGGCTGGTTGTTATGCCTTGATATGCCATCGAATCTAATCTTTATTAAGTATTTATTGAATACTGTTTTGGAAATCCTAGATAAGGTCTACGATCATAGATTAAGTTCTCATTTCCTTCTTTCTTTTCTATAAAATATAGAAACGAACGAACAGACCACTTATCTTCAAGAGAATCTATCCAATGCCAATATTTATGTCCGTCAAAAAGAAATAAGTCTCCTGGTTCTAATTCTTCATAAATGGGATCAGAGCAATCATCAGACTCTGAAAGATAAATTTTTTCTTTATTGTTTTCAGAACCAAGAAACAAAAATCCTTCTATCTTTTCAGTGTCTTTGTTCTTGTGATTAAAAATTTCATCACCTTTTGTGTAAACCCCAGAGTAAGTATAACTTTGAACTAAATCCATTCCTGTAATTTCATTTACAGAATCACAAGAATTATGAAGTATAGTTTCTGTGAGATTATCAGAGTAGAAAAAATAATTTAAAAAATTATTCTGATTTTCAGAACAATCAATTGTCATATTAGTTTTTAGTATAAAGTAATCTACTATAAACTCTGCAAAATCAGTCTCTAAAAAATTTTTTATCTTTTTATATTTAAACATAACTTTACTTTAATCTAGGTCCACTAATCCATCCAACCAAAGACATTCTAGTTCCACTAGTTACTGGTGTCACCTCATGCAAAACATGAGAAGGAAAGAATACAATTCTTCCTTTCTTTTTTTCTATAATTGTTGGAGT